ACGCTCCCGTCACTTCGATTGAAACGTACTTGCAAGCAAACGCACGTATTGATAGGCCGGGACAACGTAACCCTATGACAATCGTGCATCTTGAGGGTAGTCCAGTAGAAACAAAACTCTACTCAATGTTGCAAAACAAATTGGACTTTCACAACAAGATTATTGATCTGTATAAAAGTGAAATTAACTCTTGACAATGTCAACAAAAAGAGTATAATGATTTTCGTTGGTAACGCGTAATACGGGTTAGCGCCGTATTATTCCTGTGCACAAGGAAGACGAACACCACTGCTTTATGTGAGCGCGTTACCAACACCTATAAAAAATAATTTGGAGTGAGTATGGAATCAGATTTTTCTATTGAGAAAGTCGTTGAGGCTTACATTAAGATTAGCGACACTAAAGAAAGCATTTACGCAAAGTACAAAGCCGACACTGCCGAGTTAGAAGAGCAGATGACTACCCTAAAGCACAAGTTACTTGAGGTCTCAAAAGAGACTGGCGTGACTAGCTTTTCAACACCGCAGGGCACTGCGTATCGAACCGTCAAAGACCGCTTCTGGACTAATGACTGGGAAAGCTTCTACAAATTTATGCAAGAGCATGAAGCAATGGGGCTACTAGAGAAACGTATTCATCAAACGAATATGAAAGAGTTCCTAGAGAACAACCCTGATGTCGAGCCTATGGGTTTGAACATTGATCGTGAATATGAAATTACTATTCGGAGGAAGTAATGGACATTGAAGAATTAGAGTTCCGCAGGGAACGCGACGAAATGTTCTACCGAGAGCGTGCGGTAGATCAGGCACTTACCCAAATGAAACAGAGTAAGTACTCCGAAGGGTCAGTTGAAGAACTGCTCTTTAACGCAAATGCTATATACAACTTTATTAAAGGAAAATCAAATGAGTAACGACCTCGCACTTTTCAGTAACAATCTCCCCGACTACCTCAAGGAAGTTGGCCTCGATGACATGACCAAGGCTCTTGCTGGTAACACTGGCATGAAGCGCATCTCCATCCGTGGTGGTGTGTTCCGCATGATGGTCAGCGGTGAGGAAATTGCAAAGAATGAAAGCCGTTCAATGAACATCGTCATTGTTAACGGTGCGACAAAAGTATCGCGTTCTTTCTATGCTGGTAAGTATGTTGCTGGTGAGGCTTCGCACCCTGACTGCTGGTCTAACGACGGCGACAAACCCGATGCAAGCATCGAGTACCCACAACACTCTTCTTGCGAAGGCTGTTCACAAAACATCAAAGGTTCTGGTCAAGGCGATTCACGCGCCTGTCGCTATCAGCAACGCTTGGCTGTCTTGTTAGCCGACGACGTTGGAGGTGATGTGTTTCAGTTGGTGTTACCTGCCAAGTCAATCTTCGGTCGCGGTGATGTAGACAAGATGCCGTTCCAGCAATACGCTAAGTATGTTGGCGCACAAGGCAAGAGCCTCGGCACTTTGGTAACAGAGATGCGTATGGACAGCGATAGCGATACCCCCAAGTTGACCTTTAAGCCTGTGCGCTTTCTTACTAAAGACGAGTGGTTGTCTGCTAAAGAGAAGGGCGATAGCCCCGCAGCAAAGTCAGCCGTCGTACAGACTCCATCACAAACAGATGGTTTGAAGAAGAAAGCGATTGCCGCACCAGCCCCTGCCCCTAAAGCCGAGGTTGAGGAAGTAATACCTGAGCCAACAAAGCGCACGGTAAAGAAAAACATTGCTGAACCTGCCCCTAAAAAGGAGTTCAATGATGTACTGAAACAGTGGACTGAAGACGAGTAATGGATAACAGAGGTTACGCATCTCGAATCGTCCGCGCCAACCAAGATGCAGATATTAAAAGTCCCGGCGTAAAGCTGGGGCGTTTCTGTATCAAGAGAGAATATTCCGTTCGTGAAGTTTCCGAGTACTTTGGAGTCAGCCGTATGACCATCTACAAATGGTTTACAGGCGAGTGGATTCCACGCAAGGTACACGAAAACAAAATTAACGAAATGCTTTCTAAGGTTGGGTTTGTTCAGTAGCGTTCGGACGGGGCCTACCGCGCTCCTCCGACGCATTTCTTAGAGGCGGCTATGACAAGAGCAGATTTACTGTCGACGGTGCTATCGTCTGACGGGTGGTACTGCGTGGTGGGTCTAAAGAAGACAGGCCACCCTCGGCAAATATTTGTTGAGGACATGCAGGGAGTAGAAGATGCCGTTCAGACTTTGCTGGACGAAAAATTTGACGTGTACTTTGCGTGTGCAAAGTACGAAGAATCAGGTTCACGTACTAACGATAACGTGAAAAACATCAAGTCGTTTTGGCTTGATATCGACTGTGGAATAGGTAAGCCGTATGCCGATCAAGGCGACGGACTAACCGCGCTTAAAGCATTTTGTAAAACTGTTGGCCTACCGAAGCCGACGATTGTGAACTCTGGTCGTGGACTGCATGTCTACTGGCCTTTGACTGAACCGATCTCCCGTAAAGAGTGGGTTAACACCGCTAAGCGTTTAAAAGTTGTGTGCAATCAGGAAGGCTTGGAGGACGATCCCGCTAGAACTGCTGATGCCGCGTCTATTCTGCGGATGCCTGACACATTCAATCACAAAGCCGAGCCACCACTACCAGTAACAGTTATGGTGATGGGCGACGAGATAGCGTTTAGTGAGTTTAAAGACAAACTGGGCGTGATGGATGAGACGCCAGACTATCTGCCTACATTTGCAGATGACATGACCAAGGCGTTGATGGGCAACCGTCAGCACCGATTCCAAATCATAGTAGACAAGAACGTAAACGGAACAGGCTGTCTGCAGCTAGCTAGAGCGATTGCCGACCAAAAGGTTTTAGACGAACCGCGTTGGCGTGCCGCACTATCTATTGCTAAGTTCTGCACGGATGCCGAGACTGCCATACATGACGTATCTAGAGAACACCCCGACTACCACCCTGACGAGACAGTCGCCAAGGTACAACTAATAAAAGGCCCTTACACATGCGATTCGTGGGAGTCTATCAACCCATCAGGTTGTGCAGGTTGTATCCACAAAGACAAGATTAAAAGTCCTATTGTTCTTGGCGCAGAGATTGCCGCCGCTACAGCAGAGGACAACACGGTTGAGTACGTGACGGAAGAGAAGACGGTTATCTACGATATCCCTGAGTACCCCTTTCCATACTTCAGAGGTAAGAACGGCGGCGTCTATCGCAAGTCAGATGACGAGGATGATCCTGAAGCCGACTTGATTTACGAGCATGACCTATATGTGGTCAAGCGATTGAAAGACCCGCAAGCGGGTGAAACCATTTGGATGCGTCTGCACACCCCCCGTGACGGCGTAAAAGAGTTTGCGTTGCCTGTGGTGGACTTGCTGACAACAGATAAGTTGCGCGAGAAGTTGGCTTGGTTTGGTGTCGTAGCATTAAAGAAGCAAATGGAAAACATCATGGCTTACATCGTTCGTTCGGTGAAGGAGATGCAATACAAACAAGGAGCAGAGATTATGAGGACGCAGTTCGGTTGGACCGAGAAGGATAAATCGTTTATCTTAGGTGAGCGGGAGATTACCGCGCAGGGTGACAAGTACAGTCCACCATCTAGTTACACAGCAGACCTTTCAGATTGGTTCAACCCAGTCGGTGACTTTGAAGAATGGAAAAACGTAATAAATAAGTATGACATGCCGGGGTTTGAGCCTCATGCGTTTGGATTCTTTACTGCGTTTGGCGCACCGCTAATGAAGCATCTGCATCTCAAAGGCGCAATTATTAACATGATTAACAACGAGTCTGGCACAGGCAAGACGACAGCCATCAAAGCCATGCACAGCGTGTATGGTCATCCCGAAGAACTGATGTTGATCGAGCGGGACACTATGGCTGTGCGACTACACCGACTTGGTGTGATGAACAACATTGGCTTGGGCTGTGACGAGATTACCAAGATGAAGCCAGAAGACTGTTCTGACTTTGCCTATGCAGTTTCCCAAGGCCGAGGCCGTGGGCGGATGAACGCCAGTTCAAATTCCGAACGCAAGAACTTTGCTAAGTGGCAGACTATGCTTCTTTGTTCGTCAAACGCATCGATCGTAGACAAGCTTAAGTCCTTGAAGTCCACACCCGACGGTGAGTTGATGCGGGTAATTGAGTATCAAATCCCTGAGACCAAGCTAATCACTAAGGAAGAAGCCGACGATCTGTATCCCAAACTCTATACAAACTACGGGCATGCAGGGGCTATCTACATCCGTGACTTGGTGGAAAACTTAGAAGAGCGCATCCTAGAAGTTAAGGAACTACAGC